GTTTCCCAGTCACGATCGGGTGGTGCCGATCTGAGGGGTGCCTATCTGAGGGGTGCCGATCTGAGGGGTGCCGATCTGAGGGGTGCCTATCTGGGGGGTGCCGATCTGAGGGGTGCCGATCTGAGGGGTGCCTATCTGGGGGGTGCCGATCTGGGGGGTGCCAAAGGAAATAAACGACAGGTCAAGACTCTCCAGATAGACACCTACGAAATCACATATACCTCTGAAGTCATGCAAATAGGCTGTGAAAGACATCCGATAAAGGATTGGTGGAAATTTGATGATAAAAGAATTGATCAAATGGACGATGGAGCCTTGGAATGGTGGAAAACATGGAAGCCAATCTTAAAGAAGATCATCAAAACATCTCCGGCTGAAGAAACAAAATATGAGGAGAAAGAAGCCGCATGATTAAACCCACCCTCACCTTAGCGCTTTTATTGCTGGTTGCCTCGGTAAAGCCAGCCCAAACAGTAGAGCCTGAGATTATAGAGAAGCCAATATTCATCCATACGGAAGTGGATGTGTGCGGGTTTGATGATTTAGGTGTAGTGCCATTAGGGGTAAGTGATATTGAGAGGATTTTGGAATGATTTATGGGGGCTGCGGCGTGGAAAGCAGACACGCAGGTTGGTTGGCCGTAAGCAGCGAGGATTAGGAAAGCCCAAAGTCGGTATGCGAGTGCAACTATCCTAATTGAGCGTCAATTGGACAAGGCGCGTAAGGTTGCAAGCAGAGACCGAAAAAGCTTTAGCAGGGGTAGCGCCCTGCCAGCCCCGCCAGTTTTTAACCAAAGGAGAAAGAAGATGAAAGTATATAAACTAATAGAAGAATTAATGAAGCTACCAGCGGGCACAGATGTCCGGTGCGTATCAGACCTTATGGTCGCGGGTGACACAGACTGTATTGATGCAAGTGAAGTAGACGAAGGTAATGGCTTTGTCCGAATCTTTTTTAAAAACGATAACCCAGATTTTGAAGAAGGAGCCAACTGATGGAAACATTTGAAGATGTTGTGGTTGAGGTCAAAAAACTAGACCCAAATTTAGATGAAAACTCTGATGAATTTAAAGCCGCGGCCTGCCTACTGTCCTGTCTGTTGGTCCGCCCAAGGCTTGCTTCATTAATGGACTTCACTCCTTACCAGCCAAAATTTTTGTCGAGGATTGGAAAGAATCTACGCAAAAATCGTATCTGGGACAGAGATTTCGATACGAGGAAAAATGTTTTCTGCCCCTCCGATTGGTTCAATGAAGAAACAGGAGGAGTTGCATTCTGGATGGATGTGTCTTGTGCGTTAGGATTTATAGAGAGAACAAATAATTAAGGGGCCGCTAACCATTGCTGATAGCCGCATGTGCGGCAACGGCCCCACCAGATAGGAGATGAGAGATGTTGACTTGGGCAGTAGCGTTTTATGACAGGCAGAAAGGTAATGCAAACCTCTTGTGGCTATACGCGTTGGCAGCAGATTGTTTCATATTCTATCGCATAACAGAGATATTCAAATGACCAAAACAACTGACCGCATACAAGAGCTTGAGGCTGAGTTGAGCGAAGCCAAGGAAGACATAGTGATGCTTTCTGAAACAGTAACCAGCTTCACAAGCGGAGAGCAATTCAACTCCTTGCTTGATGATTGGAAAAAACAAGCCGCCGAGATTGAACGGCTGAGAGGTGTGCTTAAAGAGATCGCCGATCAGGATTACCGAGGCAACAGGCCTATCGCATGCGTGAAGGCAGAAAACGCACTCAAGGAGCAATCAGATGACCAATAACAACAAACTGGATGTTTACGCCGCGATGATAAAAGCCGCACAGGGAGAGAGTGATGAGTGATATGCCGACAGAGATTTGGGTCGGAGGAACCAAGCAACCGATTGACATTATCGGTATCCCAAAGAATATCAAAGCCCCTGTTTCCTACATCAAGCGCACCATCAGTAAGGAAGAAGCGCGGGCGGCTCTTTATGTAATAGATAGGTTCTGTGAACAGCACAATCCCTACGATCCTCTCGACCAAAATTTACTTAAGCAGGCCGAAACAATCCGCAAACTCCTCGAAGCACATGCAGGCAAAGAAATCCTGTCCATCAACAACGGAGAAGAACCGTGACTGATCTTAAAGGCGCACTAGCTGAGATTGAGAGAGCTTTAAAAAAGGCCGGAGAACATATGCACGGTTTTCCGGAAATCGAACAAGCCCTCGAAAAAATAAAGGCGATCAGGGAGGCTGTGCCTTGCTTCGATGCTTATTTCAAGAGACTAAAAAATGACGAGTGCTTAGAGCCAGAGGATTTTGAAGACCTAGAAAGAGCAGCCATGTTATTAAACACAATCACAGGAGAGAAGGATGGATAAATACGAGGTTGGGAGGGTAACAAGACACCCTCTGCGTTTCGCATTTCTAGAATTTTTAAGCGTTGTAAGAACTTGGTTTTACTGTCGAAAACACGGAATACAGACACGCGAATGGTGGGGCGTTTATGAAAGAGGGACTGAACGACCAATCGGAAAATTCGGCAACATGCCAGGAGCAAAAGAGAGAGCTATAGCCTTTAAAAAGCTTATGGAGGAAAACCAATGACCAAACATAAAGAAGTTTTGTATGTTTTTTTTCTCCTCTGGACTTGCGTTTTAGGCCCGTTCTACGTGATCGATTGTTTAGCCTTTCCGAACATAGGTTTTTGCAAACCACCAACAGAGGAAAACCAATGACCAAATATAAAGAAGCTTTGTTGTGTTGTCCGTTTTGTGGGGGTGACGCATATTTAATACGTTCACATGATAGCAGTTTCATTAATTGTGAAAAGGATGATTGTGCTGATAGTGCTTTTGACACAGACGAGGATGCAATAAAAGCTTGGAACACCCGCGCACCCCTCCAAACGGAATGGCTGGAGATCGAGGGATTGAAAAAATCAATACCAACAGAAGAGGAAATTAAAGAAGGATATTGCCCGGAAGATATAGAGGAAAGAGCAGCTTGGAACGCCTGTTTAGAACACATCAAAAATCAAGGCTACAAGATCGTGAAGCCTTTACCACCAACGCAGGAGGATTAGATGATTAAAGTTGTTAATATTGCTGATTTGCCTGATCCGAGTAATCCAGATGGAAGGACATATCGTGTAGTTAATTCAGAGAAAAGGCACAACATCAATATAGGCTCACTTGTTGAGCTGGGCAACGGTTGCCGCCTATTAGTTGTAAAACACACAAGGGACTGTGATATGACCCCTCTTTATTCACTGGCTCCAGATATGGACGGGCTTGAATTTGGCAATATGTTTGGTTGGTCACACGGATATTCAGAAGAAAGCTTGAGCCTTATACAACCACCAACAGAGGAGGATGGGTGAATGAATTTGGTACCAGATTTTAGCGATGAACAATCCTGCGAGTGGGCAGCAGAGTTAATTTTAAAAAAATATTTAAACACACTCAATCGTAATGAGCCGATTACGGCCAAAAAAGAGGCCATTACAGGAATGGCAGGTTGGTTTCAACAGGCGTACATTCAGGGTTTGAAAGAGGAGGATCGGTGAATGCCAGAGATTATTGTAAACGATGGTGTTATTCCTATAAAAATCAGGAAAGACGTAACGGTTTTCATTCAAGGAATTCCTTTTGATTTATCTGAAAAAGAAGCCGTTAAGATTGCGAATGTCATTTTGGCATTAGGGGGTAAAAATGACCCCTGACATAGACACCCTTTGGATAGGAATATGGATTTTAATCATACTGGCTTTTGTGGTTGGTGGTTTGATTGTGTGGTGGTTGAAGTAATGTTTTTAGATCCAAAAGAAATCAAACAACTCACAGGAAAGATCAGAGGACCGGATCAAGCTAAGGTGCTTAACAAAATGCGCATCCAGCACATACTTCGCCCTGATGGAGAGGTGCTTATATCTAAATCACACATGGAGAAAATTCTTGACGGGTATGTACCAGAATCAAATAAAGAAAGGAGTGAGCCAAATTATGGAGCGCTCTGAGGTGCCAAAGAAAAGACTGTCTAAAAACACAGGGCTTCCCAAAAGGTGGGCGCAGAAACACGGCGCTTATTACTATTATATCCCTCCTGGACTTGAGCATCTATGGGATGGGAAAACTATGTTTCGCCTTGGTAAAACGCTCCCGGAAGCTTACACTGAATATGCCAAGAGGATGCAGGAACATAACGAGGGGAAAACAGTTGGAGAGGCCATAGATCGCTATATGCTTCAGGTCGCGCCTGCAAAAGCCCCCAAGACACATAAAGAAAACACCAAACAGGCTGAGAAGATAAGGGCCGTGTTTGGTCATATGAGATTCTTTGAAGTTAAACCGAAGCACATCTACGGCTATGTTGAGGCTCGTGATGCCAAGGTCGCAGCCAAAAGAGAGGTCGCCCTGTTCTCTCATGTCTGCACAAAAGCAGTTGAATGGGGCTATATAGATAAACATCCATTTAAGGGAGAGGTGCGTCTTGAAACAGAAAAGCCAAGAACAAGATACGTGGAAGATTTTGAAATTGTCGAATGTCTCTCGCTGCCCGCAATGCAAAAAAGGGGTAGCGTTAGTGCCATACAAGCCTATATCAAGATCAAACTTATCACAGGTTTGCGCCGTAGCGACTTGCTTAGATTGCGAGTGGAGAATTTCAGGGAAGATGGATTGCACATCAATACAGGAAAAACCGGGAAATCTATTATCTACGCTTGGAGTGACGAGCTACGAAATGCAGTTCACGCCGCAAAGTCTGCAAGACCGGTTGATATATCCCCGCATCTCTTTTGCAATAGAAGAGGCCAATGCTACATAAAAGACAACGGAACCGCTTCTGGCTGGGACTCTATGTGGCAAAGATTCATGAAAAGGGTACTGAAAGAAACAAAAGTCACTGAAAGATTCACAGAGCATGATTTAAGGGCCAAGTGTGCGAGCGATGCCGAAACCTTGGAGCATGCCCGTCAATTACTCGCCCATGCGGACAGTAAAATTACAAATAAAGTTTATAGACGCAAACCCGAAATAGTGAGGCCATTAAGATGATGTTAGAAACACTCTCTCAAGCATTAGTGGGGTCCGGTTTAATTTTTATCTTTTTAGGAGGGATAATAACCATAATTGGTGTGGTCATCAGGTATGTTTTCTTGTAAATCTATCGGACAATCGCCATTCTATCGGACAAATCTTATTATGAGAAACTGGAAAGCCGCAGAAATGGTGACCGCTGAGGGATTCGAACCCTCGACCTACTGATTAAAAGACGGGTCTTCTTAGCTTGATTTTATAAATTAATTCAATCAATTAAGCCCCATGAAGTGTATTATAGATTTTCAAAAATTCGGCGAACAAGTGATTGTTTTTATTAATAACACAATTGCTCAATAAGACAACTTTTTTACTGACTAGCTTACCGTAATTACATTCCCCCGGAGAGGCATTGCATTGGTCGCGTTATCCATCACAACGGGCGGATCATCTTCCGAGAATGAAGACATAGCTCCATAGGCTGTATATAGGGTGACTGTCCCTGTTGGTGTGGCGCTCAATGTAATTGTGATTGTTGTGGCGTTTGTCCGGGCAATTGAGCTTATGGTCATCACCCCGGCTATAGAGTCTTCAACCCTAAACATCCCTGTTGCCCCTGAAGGTACTGTAATATCGTCCCCATTATCATGTGTGACTGTACAAATAATATCTGCTGTGGATTGGGTAGCTGAGAGGATTACAGGGCCGTTTGTGCCTACACTTGGTCCCACTCCGTAGATGGCCTGCACTCTTCTGGCTGCGCGTTGCATGGCTAAATCATAACCATCTGCCCCATGTTCTCTGTGAACCGAACCAGTCATATTGAGGTCGTAGCTCTCACACAGAAAATGCAGGAAGGTTTTAGATTCTATTAACTCCCGGATAGCTTCATTGGCTTGCTGATATCCGCTATCCAGTCCCGATGTATGCCGCCCCAACAGGCCGATAAAAGCCTTATAATCACTGGCGCTCTCGGACTGTCTCTCATCAAGAAACTCATCAAGGGCGGTTTTGAACTCGGCTTTTGTTATCGTGCTGTCATCAATCTTCTTTGCGTCCTGTTCTGCGCAAAAAATAATATCCGCATTGACCGCATTCAAAGAACCGTAATTGTTTGTGATGGCTGTTGTAAGGGAGGTGTAGGCTGATCCCCTTGCATTCAAATCAGGGTCCCAATGGTACCCACTTCCACCGTCTGCATTATCGTGAATGGATGCCCCGCCTGTAGCACCGTTGATAATCTGGGAGCTTGTAATGCGATTTAGATTATTGAGAAATACAGTATGCGCCCCCTCATTGGGGATTCTGGCCGCGTTGGATTGACCAACCAAAACAAAATTCTTTGCTGATGCGGTCCTGTAATCGGTTTTAGAGAGCAAGGAGGTAGGCATGAAGGCTCTCTATCGTTGCTGCATCTAAAACAGATTCATTGATCAATAAAGCTCTGGCATTATGATCACCGCTAAGACCCACCGTAGCTTTCTTTGTTTCCCATTCTGCATTCTCGGGATCAAAGGATGATATAAGCTCACCATTCTTCCAGATGTCCATATTCTCGCTGTCATGCCATATGAGAGAAAAGGCCGCATATGAATCTATGCCCGTACCGTCATCAATGTTTACATTGGAGGCCGCTTCATCCCTCTGCCATGCCCATTTAGCAGTAGAGGTGTTGAAGTTTCCTCTTGAGGCCTGCCACGAAATAAACAATCCGCCATTTGTAACCCTGCGTACAAGAAAGTGAAAAGACTGTCCTTCTGCCCCTGTTAGCTGAGGAATTAACCAAGCTGCCTCACCGCCAGGCAGTGTAAAGGTATTAAAGACAATAGCCGATTTACCATCACCGTCATCTGTTGTGTAGTTGGGCCTTAAGAGGCTGTTGGATTGGGTTATGTCGTTCCCACTTGTAGAAAGGTCCGTCCATGTCTCAACCCTCGTATTGCCATCCAGCTCCACCGTGTCAGATAATCCAAAGAAATAAACGTTTTCCGTTGAAAGAGGATCAAACCCTGTTGCTGCTTTATTTAGCCCAAGACCCAAACCAAGACCCATTGCAATCGCAAGGTTGGGGACCAATATAAGAGCAAATAGTAATACCCTTAAAAACTTCATTGTTTTCTCCTTAACATCCAATCAATACGCATAAATCCATGAGGGCATCCTTAGCCGCAGGACCGCAACTCTCTCCATCTTCAATAATGGCTTCCGTTTGTTCTTTGCTGTATTTAGGAACGGTTTTTTTTGGCAAGCTTTCGCATCCGCTCAGCAAACTCAGCCCAATTACGAGGCCGATTAGCCCAAGCATTTGCACTCTTTTTTGCTGCATCACGTTCTCTTTCCGCATGTTCTTTCTTGCTCTCTGCCGCTCCCCAGCGCTTGATAGACTTAACAATCCATATAAGGGTTGCTGTCGCGCCAACGCCGAGGAAGGCATAGAGGTAAGAAAGCATTATTCAGATTTAAAAACAGGTGAGCTTGTGACAGTTCGCAATATAAACATCACAACACTAATACCGCCAGTTACATAAGCTGCATTGTCAGCTGTAAGAAACTCTGTGAAATCAAACGCCTCAAGCGCACTAACAACAGCAATTGCCAACGCAACCAGAAAAGTTTTCCATCCTTTAATCATTTCAATCTCCTTTAAAGATGCGCCTCCACCATGGAAGCTTTGGGGGTATTGGAGCCTTTGACTCCGGGTTAATAATTTCGAGTGTGAATTTTCTTGGTAAATAATCTCTTAGAACTTCTAATGCTGCCCTTGAGTCCAGAAGAGCAGGAAACCCGCCTATAGCCCCTATTCCCTCTCCAACCAGAATGCAGCCCTCAATATCGTCTATGACATTTCCCGCATGGATCAGAATTCCGCTGCGTCCCGGCACATCCTTTAAGCGCCAAACATTGGAAAATCTCTGAGAATTGTGAGGGACGCATTTATATGTGCCTTCAGGAATGCAGGATATATTTCTATGGTTATCCTTCCACGGCTCTTCAAGAGTATTACAAAGAGGAACCTGGCCATGAAAAAGAATTCCGAACGTTCCAAACTGTCCAGAGGGTGCGCGGTATAAAGTCAATATCATCTTAAAATTTCCAGCATACTCCTGAAGAAATCCCTTACTGGTTTTTTAGGCGTTGGGAACGGGATGATCTCAGCGCCACCATCTTCCTCTTCTTCATCCATGTATCATCTCCGGCCTTATGGTTGATCTCGAAACTTCCCCTGCGCTTTTAGAATAGGTAATGACAGAGGCCCCTCTCTGCGCGATATATCCGCCCCTTGTGGCATGAGCATCTTTAGCCGCTATGGTCGGATGCTGCTCAACAATCATGAGCTGGTCTTCTTTGCTTTCCACATGATGTAAGTGACCCATATGGGCGTAAGAAAACTTGGTTCTTCCAAATACGTCCCGGTACATCCCGGCAAATATTTTCGAGATATTCTTCAGCCTTGCCTTGTGACCATGATGAAAGAATAAGGAGGTATCCCCCCATTCATAGCAATAATACGGCGTGTGCGTGTTATCGACTGTAACCCTTGGCTCATCCTCATACTTTTCAGCAAACAAAGCCCTGAGCCATACTGAAGAAGCAAGATCATGGTTCCCCTCCGCCATTATCACATGCACATGCTGGTGCTTTTCCAGCATCATATTTATGACTTCCCTCAAAGCCCGGATAACCAGATTGACCAGCTTTGGGAACCTTGTATCAGCATCCAGAATATTTTTCCCGGTTGGCGTTAAAGCCTCCAATCCATCCCAGTGTAAGAAGTCTCCCAACTGAGCAAGAACACCCACCTTTGAATCCGGCGCAGATTTTATTGCAGAGGAGAACCACTGAATAAGCAGCTCATAGGCAATATCAGCATCCCAGTCATCCCCGGTTTCTTCATACCAAGAGAGCTGGCCCATGTGGTAATCAGTCAGCACATAGCAGGATAAGAGATTATCCAAGACCTCCCCCGGCGGCTCTATAGGCTTCTGCCTTGGGATCTCTATTTTAATCGCCTCAACAGCCTCCATAAATAATTGCTGCTGCTGTTCAATATCGGCTTGGGTTTTAACCCATTGCTGCTTTACGTTCCCTTCATTGTCGTAAAGGGTTGATACCCCCTTAAGGCTGTGGCCTTCAGGAATACCCATCTGCTCTTTTTTAAGGCGGTCATGAAATGTGCTGCGAGGAATACCAAGAGCCTTGGCTGCTTTTGTCTTTGTTCCATGTTCTTTTAAGGCATCACCATACGGCTCATAACGGATAGAGCGAATGTTTACAGCCATGAAATCACCTGATTGTTATTGAAGATATGTACTCAACTGCCTCCAAATGCCCGCCACCAATTTACAAAGGTTGTTCCTATGCCACCGCCAGCAATGCTAATTCCAAAGATTGCTCCAAACGCCGTGCGTTTTGTATCCTTCCAGTCCTTTGAGTTCTGATAGGCCGTATCAAGCTTTCCGCCATCTTTTGTAATATCCGCTATGTCAGCCTCATTCTTTCCCACACGGCCATTAGTTTGAATCTGAAGCTCAATAACCCTATCCAGCTTCTCCATGACTTTATCGTGCCGCCGACCCGAAATCTTCTTATGCTCTATCAGGGCATCTTTCGTTGATACTCTATCAGCTTCCAGAGCGCCTATCCTTGAGTAAACATCGTCCTCAGACATGATTATTTCTCTATCCCATACAGTTTGAACTCCCCGGATGTTATGTTCCCTGATGACATGACAAGGCGTACAGCATCAACATCTCCCGTAGAAAGCCTCACCCCTGCACCATGCATAACCCGAATGCTATTTGTTGAATCAAGATGACTCATATTGAAATCAAATATCTTCTTAGCCGCTGTGCCAGCAGGATTGAAAAATCTTATGACACCGCTAAGGCTCTCTCCGGCAGCGCTACCAACTTGATTTGCGAGCAGAATATGTGTTGCCGAACTATCCCCGGATGTAGAGTGAGAACTACTTGAAGCATCGCTATCCAACCTGTTTGATGCATATCCATAGTCTGATGCCCCTGAATCAAATGATGCTCCGGCATCAGAATCTGTCCGCAGATAAAGGCTTGTATTGTCTGTTGCAGGAACCAGATCAATAACATGAAGCTCATACTCTTCGTACGTGCTATCAATTCCAGAAGTGAAATCAATTGATGTAGAGTTTGAAGCGGTGGCAGTGGCTATTTTTGTTAAAGCGCCAGAGCCTCCAACAACCGCTGTCCCGTCTGCTTTTGAATAACTTATGACACGATAATCACCGGAAGCATATTCAACCAAGATGGCCTCATCTCCTGCCGCTGTGGTGATATTAGCAGCGCTGGGCAAGATTAAATCTGTAGCATGATGCGTGAGCGTTAGAGCGCCATCAAAATGCAGCCCTATAACTGTTCCCGGCCCTCCGGTTGTGGCTATACTTGTAATGGTTGTTGTGCCAGTAACATCGAAATAATTACCATCAGTCCCTGGCGTAAGGGCAGTTGCACTTGCAATGTCAGCCCCTTTGGACCATTGCATTTGAGCGCCGTTCATATCAAAATCACCGCCTGCTTGCGGCGTAGTGTCACTCACAACATCTGTAAGAAGCCCCAGAGAGGCTTGCGTTACATTTGACCAATCAGTGCCGTTATATCTCAAAAGATCCCCTGAGGCCTCTCCTGAGAGCGTGACATCAAGATTGTCAGAAAGGCTACCCACAAGAGCAGTTGCGGGGCCAGCGGTTGTGATGGTTAACAATCGGGAGGTTGTGTCTATCGTGCCGGAAATATCGTTGCTGGTGAGTGTTGTGCCAACCGGGGCCAGAATAGCGCGATCATTCTCCTCACCAACCTGAGAGGCCATCATAGTGACAAGATCAAACTGCTTTTCTGTTACGTCCGCAGGATTGCCATCAAAATTTGAAAAATCCGTTCCTTGCGTATAAGGAACGATCCTTTGAATAACAATGGCTGCATCTGTGGCCGGAGCAGTTACAAATGTAACCGTTCCCCCTGCACCAACGCCCTCACCAGCTACCGTGTAGTGTGTTGTGATTGTCTGGGTTGTCCCATCAACCTTAACAACCAGATGATCCTCATCATAAAAGAGATAAGGGAAGGAAAACTCAGTTGTAGAATTATCGCCTGTATAGGTAATGGTGTTTGTTGCGCTCGTAACCGTAGCCAGAGCGGGTGCGTACACACTTACAGTCGCCATTAAAAAAGCCGCTATTAAAGCGGCATTCAAAAGAAATTTTCTCATTGATTTAGTTTCCTATATTCTCAGTGAACCATTCATTAGCTGTTTTGGCAGTTTCCAAAATCTGATCTCCAAACTCCGAAAGCTGCTCCACCTTTTCTTCAGAACTCATTGCCGGATCTTCATAAATACGATCTGATAATTTACCCACTGTGCGGATGCGGTCATAAAATGCCTTCATGGGCTTATGCGCCCTTAATATTTCTGCATTTTCTTCTAGGTAGTCCGCTCTCTCATCACCCTCAAGCTTTCTGGATGTGGCGTGGATCTCATTAACTTTTTTCCATGTATCAAAGAAATTGGACACCGAAACGGCCCTGTATCCGGTTGGCTCCCTCACGGAGAACGCTTTAACGATAGGGATATCCGCAGGCGTAACTGGCTCCTCAGGAATCTCTTCGCCGTTCCACTTCTTTACTTCTTTTATGATCTTGTCACCAGCATCAGTGACATAGTTCGCAGAACCCGCTAGCGAGCCGCGTAGAGTATTATCAACAAGAGCAGGAGATACACCAAGGGTCCGACCGATTTGTACAGCAGTTTCGGAAGTAAATTTGTTTTTTCTTTGTTCCGGCTCATATCTGTCCATCCATTCGGGGTAAACATTGCGTCCCGTGAAGAAATTGTAGTTTGTCAGATCCTCAATTATTACCTTAACCAAAGGCGGAAGTACAGCGCTTGGGTCATAAACAGGGCTGATCGTACCAACAACGCCTAATACCAGCTCTTCCCAAAAATCTTTAATCTCAGGCTTATCACCTTCAAAACCCCACGTCATAAACCTTTCCGGCACACTTCCAAAGATATACCCGAATGAGAAAGGCTTGGGTATTCTGCGCCATTGGCCGTCCTCTTTAAAAATCCAAAATAGATCTTTTTGCCACTGCGGTATCTCTAGATATTCCTGACGCTCTTCTTCCGGCGCTCCATAGAGATAATACCCGGTCAACATCACACTAGGGATTGTTACCGTTGCCATACCCCAAAACATAGTCCCGGCAGGATTTTCTTTGAAAGTACGAGCCAGCTTATCAACTGATTGTACGCCAGCATTAAAGAAGGGTACATACTGGTTTATCTGTTTGGCAACTGGCCCACCCCGCGCAAAATCCAGTGTTGCCTCCCTTGAAAGCAATGCTGCTTCCATTCCCACTACACCTTGCTCTCTGGCCTTCTTGAAAACACCTACGCGCGTCCCTTGCTCAAGAGCCATGCTGATATCATTTAATGCCTTCAATGGCCCCATAATCGGGTTTCTTAGATATTTCGCCATTTTCCCGCGTGGCCGAAATAGCTCCTTATAGGCCTTCTCAAGACCCTTATCATCCAGATCCATATAGGAGTTGAATGAGCCGCCATTACGCATCCACTCATGATAAAGCTCAGTCTTTCCTATAACCGCTGCCAGTCCCTGTACCATATCGATAGGTGTCGGGCGAACAGGCGATTGAAGCAAAGCTGTACCCTGATCTCGGATCACGTTTCTAATCCAGAACTCAGGTATGATTGTTGCGCCTGCTCTCAGCAATCTTGCTGAAAACTGAAACGGCGACATGATAATTCTAAATGTGGCATTCAGTTGAACTGGGCTTAAGTTTTTAACGGCTTCCTGAAGGGGCTTAGAGACTTTGTAAAATTCCCTTTTCCCATCACGAAATACTGTTACAGAACCTCTTGGCGTTATACCCGGCGGAAAACTACCCTCCATCTTTTGAATGTAGTCTGGCATCACACCTTCAAGATCCGCCAAACCCTTCGCTACTCTGTTTCTCCAAGCAAGATCAATAATCTTTGCAGTGTTGGCGATAACAGAATGCGTGGTGGTCTTGATGTCCTTATCAGAACCTTGGATCTTCTTAATGACCTTATTCGCGTTGGCGTTTGTAAACACGCCCTTTGATGTTACGAAATCCTTAAACTCATCCTCAATGACCCGTTGGAAAGGAATGTAATTCGGGTTTAGCTCCAATATCTCGTTATAGCGCTCCTCAGACAGCACTTGCGCATCAACCAGATTAAACAACACCCGGCGCTGATAGTCATACATCTCCTGAGCAAATGTGTCGAACCAAGTAAAATCCTCACCGTATTTATCAGCAAGTCTGGCCATATCCTCCGTGGCTTTAAGCAAAGCTTTTTCAGATACCTTTACATCCTCACGATCCTGAAGATCCTCAATCGTTCTGCGCGCGATCAGATAGTCATTAAAATCTGTCTCTCTGGCATCACGCTTTCCTTCTACATGAGCTACAGAATTATCAAAGTCATCCAGTATGGATTTCATGGCTTTGCCAGTCACTTCCATAGCGCCAGTCTCAGGATTCAGCTTCGTTGTGCCGATCTGAAGATTATGCTCAATATTCCCTATAACGCCTGCATATGTCCTTGAGATAAGGAATGGGTTTTTACCAGGATCGATGCTTAGGCCACGCTCCTCAGCTAACTTTGTTGCGTCTTCAATAGGCTGAAGGCTGTTTATAAACTCCCGGTAAAACTGATTAAACGCACTTTCTTCGTCATTGATCTCAGGCGCATCCTGCTCAATTGCCGCCTGCATCTGCGAACCTGATACAGAGGGGGCAAACTCAAGCGCACCATCTTTCTGAGTTGGCAATTCCTTCTCCACGAAAGCCTGTTGCTCCGTGGCGCTCATATTATCAACCGCTTCTCTTGCGGCCTGAGCGCTGCCTGTCTTCTCCAACATAAGATTAAAAGCGATATCAGCAGATGTTTTCACGCCCCCGGCAATTGAAATAATCCCAGCCTCAATCAAAAGCTGGTCTTTAGAGGGCGTTATCGCATCCAGATAACCATCAAAGGTAAAATCTTGCTCAGTTGAAAGATCGAGCGTTGCATGCAAGATATCAGCAACCCTTTCTTCCCCAAGCTCTTCAAGCATCCCGTTCCATCCGGCCGCACTAAATACTTTTGATACCCGCGCATTCGGATTGATGGCCTGATATGCCTTATAGAGATTCTGCTTCAGTGAGGCGGGCAATTTACTTGCCGCTGTAACCATTGGTGTCTTCAAATATTTTGAAGCACCCGCAGCCACTGGTTTAACAATGTACTTCCCTAAAGCTGCACCTGATAGCTCACTTGCCACCTCCACGCTTGTGTGACCATAGGCTTTCAATGCACTTACAGCAGGGCTTTCCTCAGAATCTTTAAAGACTATAGAGCCTTTATCTGTGACAGCCATAAAGTCATTTAATCTACGCTCTGCATAAGCTGGCGTATAAAGCGTTGGCATTGCCGCTGTTCTGGCCGCAACATTAGCCGCAACACCCGCAGATTTGGAAAGGACTGCTTTTTGTACGCCCTTCTCTACAAGCTCCTGTGCGCCTTTCTGGGCTAATTTCCCAATTCCTGCGGTTGCAGCAAACTCAGTCATAAAGGCTGGCATCTGTGAGCCGTAATACATGATGCCGCCGCCAACCTTCATGCCGCGCAAATTCATCTCAATATTCTTATCAATGAAATCGTCCAGTGTGGCTTGCTCATTAACACTCAGCTCTTCACCAGCTTCTAATTTTTTGCCAGCGTTAAGAATAACCCCCGTATCAAAAGCCTGAAACAAACCACCACCGGGAAGAACATCCTCATAATCGAGGAAGTTTCTGGCCTCCCAAAACCCTATTGGCCCTTTGTTTCTAATCTCAGATATCTGCTCTTGCGAATACCGGGACTGTGCAAGAGCTTCATACTGATCTCTATGATCCTGCACTGCGGTCTGAACTTCTTCCGGCCCCTCATCCAAAGACATGGGCGTTAAGGCGTTGGTGTTTCTCTCAATAAGAGAAGGGGGCGTAATCCCCTGCTCTGCGAAGATATCTCTTGGCGCAGATATCCCCTCTTTTGCAAAGATGTCTACCATTACTGCAACCTCAATCGTTCAATGACTTGATCCTCTGTGATGCCATGATTTTTGGCAGTTTCCCGCACGTCATCCATTGTGTAACCTTTGGACTTTAGAAACTCCTCCGTGTCATCTTCCTTTTGAAAATCAATGACCTTTTCTACGGTTTTACTTCTTCTCTCAAAATTGACCTCATCAATGATCTGGCGGGCCTGTGCTTTATAAGCAGCCTTTAACCCGGCGCGTTTATCTTTATCACCCTCAGCCTTGATCCGGTCTTCTTCTGTGGCGTAGAACAGCTTTCTGATAGCATCCCCTCTTAGCTCCGGTGGAACCTGATTTTCTATCATTTTCCGCGCCTCACCGAAGGATAGGGCTACAATATTTGTTGCATCTGATACCTTGGCACTCATCAAGGATTTCATTTGCTGGTTAAGCTTGATCTCATCCTCTCTGTCAAGCTCCCCATCCGCTCTTCTGCCCAAGATATCATTGCGAACGGAATTTATGCCTTCCAAATATCCTTCAGGATCTGAATCCGCTATGGAATTCAAATCATACATTCTGGTTACAATCTCAGCCATGGCTTGAGAGTTGGTGGCCGCATTAATCTCTTTTTCCGATTTCAGGTAACGCCGCGCCTCTACTGCAAACTCATCACGGATCAGGCCGTTAAGATCCATTTTATTCAACTCTAAAGTTTTCTGGTCATATGAGATTTCAGGATCTGCAAACAAATCCATCATCTCGCCCTCATTTTGAATCTGTACTTCTATAGCCGCTTCTCTGGAAGCAATCAGATCCTTCTTTCTTTGCGCCTCATCGCTCTTAATCTGGCTATCAGCTGCCTTCATAAACTTATCAAGGTCTTCAAGGTCAGAGTACTTCCCCGCTTTAGCGTCCCTCAAAAACTGAGTGGGGCTGTTGAGGGCATTTGATCCCGCGACTGATGCTCTGACACCTTGAACGCCATCATTTAGGAGCTGTTGACGCAGCGCGGGATCTGGAATAGAGCCAGCAGCAGCCCTTATTGTATCCAAAGCTGCTTGTTCCTGAGAGGGATCGAGAAAAACAGCATTGTTGTTTGCAGTTAAAACCGTTTGAAAGTTTTCTTGCGCTCTAACACCAGCCCTGCGGGATTGTTCGCTTATGCCCTTACCTACAAAACTGAGCTTGATATTGTTCAAATCTTGCGCTGCTCTATCCCGCATGGAAGGGGGGACATTTAATTGCGCAGACCTTTCTTCAAAATCAGCTTCGTACGTCCCCACAAGATTATCAGAATCTATATTACTAAGCTCTTCAGAGCGCTTTAATGAATCGAGGCGAAATTCAGATATCTGCTTATGATATTCAAGCTCATCCTTCCTAAGCTGGTTTTCTACCACAGCATCACTGGCCTTACTTAGCGCATCAGCAACTCTATCAAATCCTTGCCCACCACCAAATGAAGCAGCCGTGGCTCTTGGAACTCTAACAGGAGAAACAGTGCTTGTATTTGAAAACTGCCCTATTCTAGCCACCGCCAAGTTTCCTCTTATCATCAACAATCTTTGACCCGCCAGCCAGTATAGAAGTTCCTACGCCTGTAAAAACTGACTTCTTCTTTGATCTCTCCAAGGCCGCATCTGTTAAAAACGCGTTCTCATTCAAGATTCCCTGTTGCTCAAGGTTTAGAATATTCAACTCTTCCTGCGCTGCATTATCTCTCAAAATATCCAAAGGTTGCCCAAGATTATTTGCCCCGCCTGCTGCCAGATTAGCGCCTAAACGTAAGCGCCTGTCTCTGTCGGCCTGCTCTGCATCTCTCTCAGATTGTTGTTTTGCAATATCTGCATTGCGCTTGGCGACCTGCGCGTTAAACTCTGCGGCATCATTAGCTGCGCTTGTTTCTGATACTGAAGAAATAACGGAGAATATTGTTGAGCCGATTGTTAAAGCCGTTGAAAGGCCAGATGATGTACCGAGAGCCGCAGTAAGCGGACCATGGCACATTCGCGGTTGAAATGCGTCCTCACCACCAAAGATCATTAATTAATCCTTCCATATAAATAACCAGTCGCACCGTCAAACCAGTAATGAGGCATGCCCTCAGGTGTCTCTAGCGTCATACCAAGCATAAGCGCCCATCTGTGCTGTGCCGGGACATCCCGTGTAATGCACTCGATACGCTTTGCTTTTATTCTGTCGAATTCCTTTTTCACCGCCCGATGGATAGGAACCATATTGCGAGCGGTAATTTTCTTACCCAATAAAGACCAAACAACCGCCTTATGCTCTTCAGGAAACACAAAGCCAGCACAGCCAATGCACTCGCCATCCTCTAAGGCCGACCAACACGGGCCAGCCAGACTTAAAGACCTCCCATATTCTGGGGTAAGATGCTCTTCCATAAAGAGCTGATCTTCCTGCAATACAAGGGCTTCCAGATGCAGCGACAAAAAAGGAACTACCTTCATCTATCGTACGTCGTCATAATTGGCATGGTTGCTAATATCGCGCAGGGGAATACGCCTGAGTCTGTTAGATATATTTGCCCCGCCGTTTCATGACCTCCGGGCCATCTTAAAAATGGCGTATCCCCTGTAAAAAGGGATGTAACCTCATCAAAACCATCCCCTTGATCAAAGTCATACTCATCCAGTGTTGTTGCATCCGGCCCATACTGAAAACCCAGACAATCCTTAAGCCGGGTTGTCAGGCCAGTAATCCGTTTTGTTTTCCCCTGTGATGTCCCATCTCTTGAGCCGCCCTCAAGCTGCATGGATTTAAACGCCCATGTATTGCCTAAACCAGCCTGAATAACTGACCCGGTTAAAGAATTAGCCAATGTAATAGAGCCGGAAGATACCGTTAAATCAGGATGTGATTTTCCATCAACGAGAACCTTAACCGTTTCACCCTCAAGATGGTCAAGCCCAGAAACTGATGCTGTCGCAGATCCATCATAGGTAAGGCCAGCATCCACATGAAACGCGTCTTCCTGGGCAATGTCATCTTCATAATAGCGCGTCATATATTCAACATGGCGAACAGTAGAACCGTTGATGTATCTCTTCACTGTCATCCAAAGTTCATCTCTCTGGCCTTCGGGGTCAGAAATAACAGCTATACTTTCAACTTGAGCCTGCGTACCTGAAGCATCCGATGATCCGCCAATTATATGCCTGCTCCATCCAAAAACAGCCTGATCCGGGTAATAGGTAAGTCCTATTAAAGTCCCGTCATTTCTCACGCCCCAAACCACATTGGCTGGCTCTTGTTGATAAGCCATATCAACAATCTGGCCTGAAGTAATATGCTCCGCAGCAATCGTCAGATCCCTTGGCTTTAATCGGTCCAGCTCGAAGGAATAAATAACATCAAAAACTTTTCTTCTCGCTCTCTGAGCAAAAATGGTTCCAGCATCAGCATGGACAGCCTTAATATAAGCGCCCCCCGTTGAAGAGGTGGTGTCTGCTTTCGCATTTGAGGGGGTCAGGGCTGCGTTTGTTTCTGAGGGCCTTACAACCCACTCCTGAGCCGTTGTCCCTATCAACAGCCCCTTCTCGTCCGAGGAAAGCCATTGTATCTGATTTACCCTTCCTGATTGGAGGGTTCCGGTTATGGCACTGTCATCTGTAACTGTTCCATCCGCATCAGAGGGTGCAAACAAAACATCTGTTGCAGAATAACCCCCAGTCTTACCCATATCAAAGCGGTCAGGATGTCCACTGGCCCCCGCCATTACAAGGCGGTCTTGATAGAATGTAACGCTTATGGGCCATCCAGTCGTATCAGACCAAACACCCAAGCGCCAATCAACCGTTGCTGTTCCCGCAGAAGCATCTGCACCGCTAATAGTCGCAGTTACGCTTGTTGTTGAGCCAACAGCGGTTATCTTAAGCCATGTCCAGTTATTCGCCGGATCTTCCCAGCGGATTAGTCTGCCAACATCAGATGATTGAAACCCATCACCATCATTAATCCCGGTTGCGGCAGAAGCTGTTACAGTTACGCTCCCGGTTGTTCCCGATAACGTCAGGGTTGTAGAGGTGGTATTGACGGGCATATATGGCCCATCAGTCAGGGTTAATTCATTTATAGTCCAGGATGCATGGCCTGTGCGCGTAAGAACCTGAGGCGGATGCTCGCCATGCACCAAGTACATAACATCTGCGCTCTGCGCATAATCAATCTGGAATAAATTGTCATCATCAAATAAATCATTCCCGCCATACACAGTGGAAATCTCATAAGGAGAGCCACCAGACTCAATCTGTGCATTGTTGCGATAAAACCGAAAAACAGAGTTACCTACCTCAATGATATAGGCCTGCTCTACATTAAACTCAAAGGGAATTAGCCCTGTTCTTTGGGTAGAGGTTTTAACATCAGCAACATATTTTGTGCCGCCCCTGCGAACCAACGGGCCTTGTTTTAAGGGGATAAGGTTTTGTACAAGAAGACCAGCAGAAGCCCTTTTCTCAAGATCAATATGACCTTCCATAAAGGGGGAAAACTCCCCTGCATTGAAGGAAGTTTGGATAGGTGCAACTCTGACAGCCCATGCAAGTGATGGGATTAGGAGGAAGAATAAAAGTAGTTTAAGCGCGCGCATCAATCCAAGCGTCCTCCGGTAATGGTGTAGGTGGATTTTCTAGCGCATCAGCCGTGAAAGCTGTTGAGACAGCAAATTGGAAATCTTTGAGAGCGGCTTCTTTTTTGGTGTTGGATTGCGTAATAGGCTCCGCAGCTTCATAGGCCATCTTTGAAGCAAACGCTTCCTCAAACAAAGGGGAAAATTCAGCCTCATCCGTAACTTGCTTGATATAGCGAATTTTAAGCGGCGTTCCCTCATCTGTATGAATGTAACCGCCTCTCACCCGGTAATCAGGGTCATCTTTAATAGCCAAGAGAGCCAAGCAATCATTTGGCAATAAGTAACGATTATCATAACCCCATTCAGGCGCTGTCCCATCAACAGCAATAGAATCCAATTCTATAGCAAAATTCCAGGGGTAGGATTGCAGCAAGGCATCACGAACACTGTCATACATCTCATTCAAAGTCCTTGCGGGCTTCGTATTCGTTGTCTCAACGTTTGCAACGCGAGGCTCACCAAGTTTGGCAAGCGCCCGGTTACAGATGCTCGTTTTATTAGATGCCATGCTGCTTTATCCTATTCCATATACTGGATTTGCCCGGTTACTGTACCGTCGGCAGTCGTGCCAGTGTCCGTGGTTAGGGAGATATAAAGATCCCCATAAGCAGGACGGGCAGACAGCCCAGCAAGTTCCCAAGCGGATTGTTTAGCTGTGTTAATGTCAGGAGCGCTAAAGCGATATTCAGTCAATCCTACAGCAGCAGCATTAACATCAATATTATTAGCAATAGCGTCTGCATCAACAGCAGTGTAGGTTCCATCAGCATTCTTGGTGTAGAAGCCAATATCAACCGTTCCTGCCGTGCCGAGATCATCAAATGCGAATTTAACACTCAGCAATACAGCATCAATCGGAACACGGAAAACGTGAGCAATGTCACCATTCGCCGTATCGGTTAGTTCAAACGTATCAACCGCTCCTTTGACAACCCCACCGTGCAAACGGGAAGGCACAACGTCAGGAGGAGTAGCATCAAAGTCAGTAATGTGTGACCCTTTTTGAGTAGCCATGATCTCCTCCTTTAGCTTTCAGAACACTTGATTTCGACACACTTGGCTTCCTCAAGACGTGTGTAGCCAGTGTTCATAGTGGCCTCCACGTAATCAGGATTACCTTGCAAGTCGGAACGTTTACGGACTTCCCCTTTGATGGTTTGCCACACACCGCGCCCCATGCCGGACTTAACCCACACAGGCAAGCGCCTATAAGAGTTTGTATCCGTTGGAAGACGGTTAGAAATGTGGAAATTCATCCCGAGGAACCTACGAACAAAACCATCCTCAAGAACGGGTCTGTCACCGGGAGCAAGATTGAAATCCGTAGATACAATCTGCGTTAGTGCCAGAAGCTCATCATGCTGGAATGGAGCAATACCGATATGAATTTCTTCATTGTCGGCATCAACATCGCCTTCCAGTAAGATTTTCTGAGCGTTCCGTAATTTAGGAATGTTCAGTCCGGTTGCGCTACCCGGCCCCACAGTCACAGCCACTTGTTGAGCAGCAGGGAATGTGGTTGAAGTACCGCCTGTCTCACCTGTCATTGCTGTACCGAAAAATGCTTCTGTAAACAGATCGTCACTTTTACGGTTAAGCGCAGCAACAGCCGAGCGCACATATGCACCTTGCGGCGCAATGTTTGTTTGAAGTAGGTCAATGTCATCAACGACCTTGCCCCAATCAAACGTTCTTGGGTAAACCCAGCGACCATCATGAGTTACATCAATATTGACGGCTGGCTTTGCCCGTTCAGTCCGTTCAACAGCTTCGGTAGAATCTACCTGAGATGTCATACGGAATGCTTTACTTCCAGCAGCATCCTGCTCCATGACGAAATTCGCCAATACAGGGGCCATTTGCTGTGCAAGTAGATCGAGGTTTTCAGAGTATTTCTGAGTCCTCAGAGCTTCGATATCTGCCATGATATCCTCCACAGTTTAGGTTGAAACTGCGGCTTTGCTTGTCACTCAGAACGAGTGGGCGAGTCCTGCATGTATGACGCTCATGCTAGTGCGATAGTCTTTCCTATTGTCAGCCGGGGTCTTTCGACTTGCCCGGACCTAAGCCCTCACGCGGATATCCACGCAAGGTACTCTGTTATGTGCCAAAAATAACTTGGTTAAGGGCTTCCATGCGCTTGTAATCAACGCCCTTACCTTCGTTATAAGCTCTCAATCGATCCTTATTTGATGGATCTTTAAGTTCTTCCTTTAGCTGTGCTTTCTCAGCTTTGGCCTGTTCTGGTGAGAAGCCGTAAGGACGAACCCCATCACCGGAATCATGCACCTTGTCTTCTCCAATTTGTTCACCGAGATTGGCAAACATCTTGAGCATATTTGCTGTACCAATGGCTTGTTCAATTTTATTAAGGGCCTCTTCCTTGTCCACGCCCTCAGGTAATCCGGCCCGCACAGTCCTGCGGCCTAGCTCTTCACGCTCTGCATAAGCGCTGCCCCACTCTTTCTTTAAAGCTTCAAGCTGCCCGGATTGCTCAATTTCAAGCTGTTTGGCGGATTCTTCTATGATAGCCCCCTCATATTCCATGGTGGCTGAAATCATTGCGTCACGTTGCGCCTGATTTAAGCCAAGGCCATGCGCCATTTTTGTAGCAAACTCCATACGGCCCGTGTCTACAGCCGCGCCTTCAGGAACTTCAAACTCTGCATAATCCTCTGGTTTTTCGGGCCTTCCCAATCGGGTATAAACCTCATCCAAGGCGCCTGCCTCAGTTATATCTTTCGGTAATTTTATGAGCTGGTCTGCTGGAACGCCCTGGAACTTCTCAAGTTCTTGATAGGCTGTCAGTGCTTTAAGGGGGTCATCCCATCCCTTATTTTGCACAAATCCTTTCTGCTCATCTGTCACGCCTTCAACGTCATACCAAGCTTTCGCTTCGTTTTCGTTTTCGTTTCCGGCTCCGTTTTCTGCACTTTGGCCTTGTCCGGGATCTGCTTGTCCTGAATCTTCAGGGGCTGCGGGGGCTGCTTCAGTCATAATCGTAGTCCTCCTCGTAGTTGTAATATTCGTCGAAATCGACATTCATAAAATTGGCGATCCGTAAAAATACTTCACGCCGCCCTTCCATACGGGCCATCTCTAATGGGTCCGTAGAGAAATTCGTCCTTGTTGGATTACAAAAGGTTCGCAAATCTGCCAGCACCACCTTGCCGGACTCATCACCCAAAGCGAGGCGATAATCTGTCTGCTTCCTTCGCAGAAGCTTAAATGGGCCGCTCATTACTTCTTCTTTTTCTTGGATTTCTTGGCTGCTTTTGCGACCTCTTCCTCAACCTCTTTTGCAGCCTCGGCCTCTATGCTTTCGGCTGATTTCTTGGCGCGGAGCTTGCGCTTAGCCTCATCCTTGGCCATCTTTTTGGCTCTGGCTTCACGAATAGCCTCATTTTTAGCTTCTTCTTCAGCGGCTTTTTTCTCTTTATCAGCCTTAGCTTTTGCGACTTGTGCAGCCTCAGCTTCAACCCTTTTGGCACGCTCATCTTCTCTTTTCTGAGTGGATGTCCTGTATGGTTCACCGCTTGGAGTTTGAGAACGACGAATGGCAAACAGCATTTCAACAGTGGCATCAACACCGCCATTGCGATTGATCTCTTCCTGAATGACAGATTCCATGTCGCACTTGGACCATTTTTCGCCCTTAAGCTTCATGATGACAATCTGAAATGCGTCCGTGACATCGAAGCCGTATTGGTTACAGTCTCCAAAAGTGTGTAAAGGTGTCATGATAATTTCTCCAATATTTTGTTTAAAAGAAATAGCTGCTTTATATTTGCAACATCGTAATGCTCTATAGGTCTGCGCTTATCTTCAGGCACTCCCTCTAAATACCAATCCAGCGCCTGTTGTTTTAATGCGTCAAACTTCATGGTCGTATCCTTATTGGTTAAATGATTGAGCCTGCGCGATATCCTTGATTGAACTGGCTACAGATGGAGCAGCCTCGACAGCCGCTGCAAGCTCTTGTTGCTGCTGTCTTCCATTGCGGATTGCCTCTTTCTGCTCATCTGAAAGGAATAATCTTGAAGGTGCGCCGTTCGCATCCCCGATAATGTCTATGTATTCATCCAGATCGAAGTTATCCATGATGGTCGGATCAAGCTCTACAAGCGGGATTGCTGCATCGATTGTCCGTTGTGTGGCAAGCGCTTCTTCCGATTTCTGCATTCTGTTCAAAGGTGAGGTGTATTCGATCTCTATCTCTCCCCCCGCCTCTCTCAGAATATCAGGCATCGGTAATGCACCGTCCTCATCAAACACGCCGTTAAAGTCCAGAATATCAATCTCGCGCTCAATCATTGGCCCAAGAGCTTCTGATTGCTGCCTGCCCATTGTTGGCGAGAGTAGCGCTCCTTTTTCCTGTGCGCGTTGTAAAACCTCTGTGGCTGTCATTGAGGGGCTTTCAACAAGGATCTGAAATAAAGTTACAAGGAATGTGTCATTAATCACTTCCCTTGATTGCTCAATCACATCGTTTGATAAGCTGCCTTTGTAATTATTCTCAAATGGTTTGGCCCTAAAGTTCCCATTATCATCCAAAGCGCCATAATTGATATGCCTTGGCTTCATGTGCATCTTGCGCACAGCAAGCTCATCAGACGCTGCAATTGGTGGGTCAATCGCCATATGCCGCGCTCTCAAATCACTCTTGCGCATGGCATTGAGCATCTTAATCTCTGCCAATGCTGTCATAGCTGGTGAGCGCCCATAAACCTCACAAGGCGCTGTCACATAACGCGAGACAATAAACGGGAATGTACGGAAATATCCCGTTCCCAATAATCTGCGCCCCTCAACACTCACATGCGTTGAAATAAACTTCCAATGTCTCGGAGTGCGCGAACCCTCGATATAGTCAGGATTAAGCTTCACACACTGGATAAACCAGAATTTTTGCGATGGGTTCTTTTCAAGAGCATTCAATATGGCTTGTGGCAGATCCGCACTGGGAAACTTTTGCCTTGCCTGAAACGCTGTCAGCCTGTATTTCCGGTAATCTGTCTCAATCAGGCCGTTGGAGTTTTCAAGAAAGTGATGCTCCGATAGGTGAGAAGATTTATAGCGCGTTCCCATCCCAGGAATATCTTCAAGCACCAAGACCCCAGTACCAAAGGCCCCCAGTGACATGTAATTCTCATGCTGCTGAGAGGCAAAATTAGCTTTAGGCCTGTATCTGAGCGAAAAGAGTACATCAGTCAGATCATCCAAAAAGGTTGTGACCTCATGATTTTCATTCAGATCCTTATCCGAAGTTCTCAGCTTGTGCCATTGTGATGACCGAGGCGTAAGAATAGATTCCATTGCCGCAGAAAACCGCTCAAGCGCGAGTGAAGCCGTATCATCATATTTCTTTGAGTTACGCTTCTCGCCCTGCCGTTTCTCCTGCGAAAAGAAATCGTCCTGCCTTGTCAGAACAAGAGGCGCTACCTCAGCCCAATGATCTTCAAATGTCGAGCGTTCACGGGCTAATGAGTCCGTGACATCAATAATCTCAGTGGCTGTTTCCATTAACCACCTAACAATTTCTTAGTGGCCAGTCCGCTTGAATCATCACCCTGTACACCCTGCGCACCCGTCAGGATTGTTGCGCCTCTTCCCTGCTGGCTGGCTATTTTCTGGCGCTGTTTCTTTTTGGTTTCGCTGCCTTCTTTATTCACATCCTCAGGCTTTGGTGGTGGCTTAGGCGGTGGTGGTAACTTAGGCTTGTCGGGTTTTATAATCTTTCCAATAGATCCCATAAGGGCCTCCTTAATGTGCGAACTCGTCGTAATCTGTTTCTGCCGATTGCGGCTGTGGTGGTAAATGTTGGTGCCCACCAATCATTTCCATCTTGCGGTCTTTGTCTCCCATAGCGAATGTACGGAAAGCGTCCGAGCCGTTGGAAGCAGTGTTGTGTAGCGGTTTGTCCTGAAAGCCGGAGCCTTCAACCCATTTCTTACGGTATGCGCTCAGATGCTTGATCCCTTCAGAGCATCCAGCCTCATCAAATGTGCAGCGCTTTAACGTTGGTCGGCATTGATTTCGGATGTCTGTAAAAACATCCTTTGTCCTTGTAACGATTGATATGGGCCTTATGCCGACCTTTTGCGCTTCTTTCTTCGCGCTCGTTACCTCTCCGGCCATAATTCTTGTTGTGCCATCATGCGGTAAATTATGATGGTTGTAGGTATATCCTAGGCTTGTGAGATACTGCGCGTAATGCGCCCATCCCTCATCAGCGCATTCGTAGTAATGAATAAATCTGTATTCAAGGCCGATATGCTGCATGAACCAGATAGCGGTTTCATCATTTAAACCCAGATCCCACCATGTCGAGACAGGCAGACTTGGCTCGTAAGGGAAATAACCAATGCGCTTGTTCTTGCGCAGATACGCTATTTCCTTTGTGTAGATACAGCCTTCCATTGAGGCTTCGAAAGCTTCCTCCGGCGTGGAAGGAAACTCTCGCTTCATCAATTCGCCTTGCAGCGCTTCTTTCTTGATGTACCACGCTTTTTGTCCGGGCGTTAACTCTATTCCATGCTCGATCATAAGCTTGTGGAAATACTCAGCCATCTCCTTTGTGACAACCGTATTATCACAATCTTCTTGGCCCAGTGTATAGCCTTCATGCTCAAACCACGGATAGAAATGGAACTTCGGGTCCATGGCTGTCATGTGAGAGCCTGAATCCTGAAGAGCGCGAGCAGTTTGGACCAGATCAAAGAACTCCCCGGACTGTCCTTCTGCCGTAGATTCAACAAATATCAACTGGCCAGCATGAACCGCATTCAACGCACCGGATTTAATTTCTGCCGCTTTATCCGGGTGTCTGGCTGCAATCTTCCCATATTCGGAAATATGCAGAATTTGCAGCGTATCCCCTCTGTGTGAGGTTCCGGCACCAATTCCTGAGCCAGTAGAAAATTCTATTTCCTCTGTGCTTTCCTTGGTCTGCGTGATGTCAGCCCGGACATAATCAGGCAAATTGTCATACGCATACTGTATCTTTGCCAGCTTCTTCTTCGCATCAGGCAGTGTTGCGTCAATAATCCCGCATTTCTGGTTCTCATTGAACAAACACGCATCAAGCATGTAGATACAGATAAACGTAGAAAACCCAAGCTGACGGGCCTTCAGGATAACATTGAAGTACCACATCTCTTCATAAAACCTGTCCTGAACACCGCTGCCCCAGTCAGTTTTAAACAACACCTTGTCGCCAGCATCGTTTTTTACATGATAGAGATTATTCAGTCGCCAGTGCTTGTCACCCAGCTTTTCCGTCAATATCTGGAAGTCCTTTTGTTTGTCCCGTGACATGTCTTATGGCCTGTGTTACTAAGTTTTCGCCTTCAGCATCAAAATCAATAGACAAACCAAGCACAGCCAAATCAGGCAGAGATTTCTTGAGAAGGATCTCCGCTGCCCGGATTTGCGTGGTTTTCATCTTGTTTTTACCAAGCACATGATCTTGCAAGGCATTCAGGAGCATACTCGTCTGTATTTTCTCCCTTGTTTTTTCGTCCCAAGGGCGATCTTTGGTACCCTTGTTTTTACGTGCCGCCATTAGCTTGCAGTCGTTAGGGTAATCCCGCCATCTGCGTTAGCCTGACCGTTGATGTACCAGCTTGTCCCATCACTGATCATTTCGACATAATCGCCTACAACCGCAACACCATCTGCAAAAGTGATGGTATCTGCGTTGGTGTCATAGGGGCCATCATCATTTGTATCAACTTCAAGCTCGTTAATACCGCCAATAATCACATTGCCGCTTGAGTCTGTAACGACTGTGTAAGAGGCACTAGCTGGCGCGGCCTTGACGACGAATTTGAAATAGCATCCTGCGGTTGGTGCCGGAAGCGTAGACACAAATTCTGTTGCAGAATTGAGCGTCATTGTCTTGCCGCATTCGGCTGTGGTCAGGGTATTGGTGGCCGTTACATCTTCAAAATTCGCTGAAATATCAGCAGCATTATTGATTTCAGTCGCTGTGGCTGTAACACCGTCGAGAATGTTAAGCTCTGCGGCTGTTGACGTTACGCCGAAGTTTGCATTGAGATCATCCGCGCCAACTTTTTTGAACTCGTCAGCACTGGCATCGTACCTGACCAGAAAATCAGCGGATGCGGCGGCGGTTGTGTCTTCCGTAAGCTCGTCAACGCTCTTGTGCGTCAGGTCGTAACCATCCGCATAAGCTGGGAATGCAAGCGTTACAAACGCAGCAATCGTGAGTAAATATTTTAACATTGGGTTTTCCTTTCGTGGGTTTGATTAACTATCTGCGGCGGTATCGATTTTGTCCGTACCGCCCTTAACCGGGTACTCGACTGTAGTTCCTGATCCTTGAAAAATGCTCCCTGATCCCCCAGAGGATGCAGAGGGCGAAGAGCCTATGTCGATCCAGCAATCAACTGTGCAATGGATGGCGACATAATCCGTGCCTGCGTTTGTTGTTGAAGATTCAACAGCAATATCCAGCTCCTGGGTTGTGACATGCGGCCCGTGAATGGGAATGACCTGCCCAACTTGAAACGTATTCGGGCTGGCATATTCCATGACCTTGACCTCATCGGCTGCAAACG